CCGCAGGGCTTTTACGTCTTCCTCCCGGCCATACCGGAAATCCATGTTCTTTGCATTTGCGAGGTCCACCGGCCTTGTCAGACCATTCGGGTCACAAAGGAAAATCACCTTAGCAGACCCCAGGGAACCTTCGACCAATGCCTGGGATAGACTCTCCAGGGTTGACAGGTCACCTAAGTATTCCTCGACCGGCCCACGACCGTAATCACTGTCTTGAGACCATCGAAGTACGATCCAGGGAAGCTTGTCTTCATCATACTCACCACCCATGCCTTCCAGGGGAGTGTCTTCAACCTCCTGGGTAACCGTAAACTTACTTGAATCATCGTCTTTACGGAGAACCCTGGTATACAGTTGGACCGTATCGTCTTCTGTTTTGTCTTTCCGTACCTCGTCACTCAGGGTATTCTTTATATCCTCCGGCAGTGCGGCATAGGAAATCTCTTCCTTAATCACCAGGTCCACCAGGTTACCCATTGAATCCCGGACAACAACATACTGGTCCAATGTAAAGACTTTCAGACCATACCCATGAAAGGACCAGGGATGATGGGATTCAGTCTTCTTAGGTACATAGACACAAACATTACCAGTGACAACAAGTTGTCTCAGAGCAGTGAAGGTAGGTGTACGGACTCCACGGTTTTCGATGTAATCCATTACTGCTTCTTCAATTGTTGCAAGACCACTCATTATGTTTGCTTCTGAGTATTCGTCTCCTGCCTGTTGCTCAATCTCCTGTTTGACTTCCAGGGACAGGGACAACTTGAAGAACGTAGACCCCGGAGGGAGCATCGTGAGCCAGAGTTTCGATGACAGGTTGTTTACTGCCTTGGCACCAAATCCCTGATAGGGGGTGGGTAATTCTCTGTTGTGGTCGTGACCCTCGTCGGGTAACAAGTGAGGAATTGTAAGTTTTGAACATTGTCTTGCTCGATTTAAATGGGCTTTACGGAGACCGTCAAGCTTCTCATATCGAGACTTAAGCGTTTGAGTATTAGACATTGGCTACTCCGGTATGCTTACCCCGGTGCCGGTACCACCTGTACCCATAGGAATCGTGAGTCTCCTCATACCTAACCCACGTTGTCTCCTTCGTTGGTCCTCTTCTCCTCTGAATTGGAGGGGATTCTTTTGGTCTCCAGCGTCTCTACGGGACTGGTACTCTCTGAATGCTCTCATTCTACCTTCAGCTTCTTCCTCTTTCCTGCTCATTTCCCGTTTCTGTCTCCGCTGTTGAACCATCGTGGTACCGGCAGTCATAGTACCAATTGCCAGTGCCGCTATTGAAGTTGGTTCACACATGGTCACTCCTGATAATTGTCGTTTTCTGTGTTCTCTAATCGTCTCTTAAGATTACGTATTAGGTCCCGTTTCCCTGCATACATCCATATCTGACGTTCACCATCAGTAGGACTTGGGGATCTTTCAGGGATTAACTCATCAAGTTGTTCAATCAGATCCTTTGAGTACGGGGGAAGTAATTGATAGTCTTTCATTTTAACCTCATTTATTAAGGGGTAAACCATAGACCACTCAATACACTGCGGTACATATGGTTTACTAAGGAGGGAGGTAACATTGGAGAGACTTTACTCTGCCTCTCTCTGTGTCAGTACGACCACTATTNAAACGCACGAATGACGGGGGTTTACGAAACCTTCACTTGGCACCCTTCAGGCAACCAAAAAATAGGTTTTTGACTCTCAGTGTCCCAATCTTCAGAACGTAATATCCTGGCCATTCGTGCCTGTTTCAGGGCATATTCCTCAGTCAGGTCCTTGTTTTCGTAAGCTTCCACAATGGCAAGCCAGAAGTCCTTTTCAGTTGTCTCCCCAGATTCCAATACCTGGTTGATAATCTTGTCGGCACCTTTCGGGCCAACACCAGGGATACCGCTGAAACCATCCACCGGGTCTCCGGTCAGTATCTGTTTGTAAAAGAACAAATCTGCCTGTTCCTCCTCGATATACTCCGGCTTGTCCATCTTGTCCCAGTTGAAGTGCCACCCTGGAATTTGCATCAGATCCTTGTCGATACTGGCGATTACACATTTGTCAGGCTTGAGGGTTGAAATAATCCCCAGGCAATCGTCAGCTTCCAGGCAAGGCTTTTCAAAACACTTGTAGTCCCGGTTAAGAACCTCCCTAAGTATTTTGTATAATAATGGTTTCTCTTTTCCCAGTCGATTGTGTTTGTATGTAGGTAATATCTCATAACGGAATATAGAGTCGGCAGGACCGGAGAGACAGACCTGGACTTTGGAACACTTGGTGGTCTTTTTAAGCCCCTCAATAAACTCTTGAAGTTCCTTGATGGTGTTTCTGGCATCAACTATATGATGTACCTTGTCACCATCACCGTCCCAGTCAAAACTCTCCTGTCCTCTAAAGCCGAATCTATACAAGAGAACATCACCATCAATCAGTAAGATGCTCAAGTAACCTCCGTATTCAGTATGTGTTTAAGGGCATTCCGGCGTAACCTGGCACCTTTGGTACCCCATATCAACTTGGCTTTCTTAGATCCCCACCACCGTATGGTTTTCACAGTATCCTTACGGGAGTGAAGTCTCCGGACAATCCTTGCCCAATCCAAATACGGGTTGTTCTCGATACTCTCCTTTGTCTTGCTTGCCATGTTTACCTCCTATTAGTTCAAGCTTGTCGGTTTCGTCCGGGTCGCACATCCAGAAGTTGTCTCCACGAATCATAGTTCACATCCTCCCCCGACACAGGCGTACTCCTGACTCCCGGTCGTCTTGTCTGTTGATTCGTAGTCCTTAAGCTTCTCCCAGTCGATACCCGGAAAGTCACAGGTAGCTTTGGCGTATTCCTGTGCCGTGATTTCCTTGTAAGGCATCAGGGAATAATGTCCTCCACCATAGGGCAACAATGCGATACCACCCAGGATATCCCAGTTGTGATAAACCCAGTTCATCACCTGTATCCACTCGTTTTCTTTAACGTGTATAGTGACGCTTGGGTTATGGTCAGTGTAAAATTTTTTCAATTGTTTCCATGTGTTAAGCTGACCTATGGCAGTCACATTGTCTGTCACGACTGCACCATCAGGTGCCTTATGGGGAAATGAGAAGACTCCAGTCCTATAGCTGTCCTCTGTCTCACCGACTTCCGGAGACCACGGGACACCAGAATCAATCAGGAACTGGCATATCGGATCTGTCTTCGCTATTCGGATACGGCGAAGGTAATACTCAGCAAATCTCGGATGGCCTCCCGAAGATGAGTTCACCAGTTGACTGACGGTGCCTGAAGGTTTTACACAGGTGACCGCAGTCGGTACCGGGATATCCAACGTCTCAGCGAAGTGTTCTGCCCATATATGTGCTGACTCCCTGAGTGCGGACAGAGTCTTCTGGTCTATAAACTCAGGTGCATCCATTACACCTGTGAGGGACACTCCCAGGAGACGTTCTTCTTCAGTGTTCCTTTGCCATTCTTTTCCGATGAACTGGAAGTCTGTCATTGTTGACTGGACAATACCAAGTAAGACCGCATGTTTCATTCGCCGGTGAGCCTCGTCTCTACCCATGCCCGGACGTAGGACAACCTCAGTCAAGTTACAGAATTGTTTAGGTCTCAGGATGACTTCACCACAGGGGTTTACCCCAAACTCATAATTCGGATTCCGATGAATCGGTAGCATAGACCTGAGTGCTTCCCTGTTGACAATCCCCCGTTCACCTGTGCCAGACTTCATCAGATCTAAAAAGTCCTCCGTAAACTGGACACTGTCGGGCTTGTCTTCGTAACACGCAGATATATTTGCCAATGCCCTGTGGGGATTCCTCAACCAGAACTCACCTGTCTTGAAGTTTGCCATACGTCTATCACTGGGATTCGTCAGAATCAAAATGGCAGACCGACGTACCCCACCGACGACCACACACTCTGCAATCTTACAGGCAATATCAGCGCATTCCTCAGAGGTAAGCCTTCGACCCTGTGCGCCAAGAAAGATCCGGGTTACAAACTCCAGGAGATCCTTCAAAGGTTCAGGCCCGGACGCTCGACCTCCGAATGTCTTCAGTCTTGCACCGGCAGGGCGAATCTTACTGAGGTCATAATGTGGTAACATCCCATTCCATAGGCGACATAGATATTTATAGAAACCTTCAGCCCACCCACGTTTACTGTCGGCAAACACAATGACTTCCGACCGTGGCTTATCCAACTGAGGAACCGGACGTAACTTATTGACATACTGTCGTTCGACACTGACACCGATACCGGCACCGTTCATCAGAATATGGAGCATTTCCGCAAAGTCTTTTGGATGGGCAATTGGCGTATAGGCACAGTTAAACCCTGCAATATTGTCGACATCCAAGGCTTTACCGGCAGTCCAAAGAGAACGCATGGCACCAACGACCTCCTGGTTTCTGAAGGCATACATCGCCTCGGAAAACTCGTCATGGAGAACTTCAGGTAACCTGTCTATGAAATAGTCCCTATAACGGTTGATGGACTCATCCCAGTCTTCCCGGCGACCCTCCGAATCAAGCCACCGGGCATACGTTCGTTTGTATATTAACTCCTGGTAATCCGTTGGTAGCATTACTCAACCTCCATGCCAGTATGGTTCCACACCTGATGTTTGATTTTCTCGTAGGGTCTTTGGTAAAAGGGACCCTTCCTGGTCTTACCATTCGCATCCTTCAGACCAGGGATCTTGGATTCGTTGGCGGTAACCACCGCTTTCATTGATTCCTTGAGGATTGCATCCTGCCGAGTTCCATCCAGGATATCATTGGCCTCCATTTCCTTTCGCAAACGATACACCATGTCCCTCTGGATATCAGTTGCCCACTCAAATACCGATTCAAACCATTTAATCTGGTCAGGCTTACATGATGGGGAGACGGTGGTATTGAATGCGTAGAANTTAACCTTGGTTCCTTCCCACACAAACTTGAAGTCGCTATATTCCTGGAGTCTCTGGACAAAAGTATCGGCAGTGAAGAATTCATAAGCTTCTTCCTGGAGCATCTTCAGTTCCAATTCCGGATCATACTCCAGTCCATTCCATTTCCTGTTCAGGTCAACTATCCGTTGTTTAATCGTCTTCTTCATGTAGTCCCTCCCATATTAATTTACTGTGCAATGGTGGTAGTGTCGCTAACATCTTGAGGACCAACTCCTGAAATTCCCACAGGGCATCTGGTGCCGTCCGTAATTTGACCATGTTTCTGAAGGATCTCATGTTAATCGTCAGCATACATTTGGTCTTGAGTGCTTCCGGCACCATGTACTTCAGCCGGTCATTCGGTATCTGAGGGGATTCCTTTAATGCCACAAACTGAGACACATTATGGTCGTCCACATAGGAATCTCCGGTCATCACCAGGGCATCTTCAGGTTCCTGGCGTTTCATCTTCTTCAATGCCCATCGGGTACTCATAACCGAAAGGGAAGCTATCCGGTGTCTTGCCAGTTCCTGAAGGACTGCCCTTGAGAATCCATCGAGTTTGAAAGAATATACAATGTGTTCCAGGACAGACTCATGGCCTTTCCTGATGCAGTGCTGAATTAGTTTTATGTCTCCTCCACTCAAGTTTGCTTCAGTATCGGTACAGATCCTGACAGCTTCTGTAGCGACAACGAGCGGAGTCATATGTTTCAGTTCAACTCTCATCAAGAACCCCCAGTGCATAATCAAGATAATTACGTGCCTTCTCCAGATCCCGGTAGAAGCTCCCTTTGTAGTTGGCCCGACCCAGATACTTCAGTGCATTCGACATACAAGCCCCGACGTACTGGTCTTTGGTCAACTTTGCTTCAATAAAATCTTGGACCTCTATACCACCGGCATCATAGTAACTGGACTTGGGATCTCTGGTGGTTGACACTGGGTCAACTGTAGGTATAGCTTCAAAGTAAGGACAACTCCCACCGTCTTTAACGAAACAAAACGACCACTCCCGGTCAGGGTTGTCACACCCACCAGTTTCAATATCGCAATATTTACATGTCTCTTTCATCAGTCCTCCTCCTTCATTACAGGTACTCCGTAGACTACTTCCGGTTCGTCAGTGTAAATTATCTTGTTGTAGTAATTCCTTAATTCTCCCCTCAGTTCCTGGAACTCCTCCCGTGTCAGAATGATTTTTTCGATTTGACGGTTTTCATCCATTGCGTCTCTAATTGCCTCATGGATCTTATCCAAGATTGTTTTCTTATAGATGACCTTCATCAGACCTCCTTAGTGTTTAAACAGTTTCCAGTTGACTGCTTCCCTGGGAAGAATCCCTACTGGTATTAGTTGGCCAACAATCTGGTCCCAGGTTTTCTGAATATCGACAACCCCCTCCACCTCTAATGATTGTTCAAACTGTTCAATCCGAGAGAGAATCTGTTTGTTGAACTTGTCGATAAACTCCTGTTCTGTCATTGGTATCAATGTGTCTCCTTCCAACTGCTCCCCACATCATAGTTTCCGGCGAGAGGGCAGTTTAAATTATAGTATTTACCTGCTTCGGCTATTGCTTCAGCCCCTAACTTACCAACAGTATCTGCTTTATCCGGGTCCACTTCGATTTGCCACTCATCATGCACGTTTGCGACAAACTCGTAGTGTTCCCCAGGGATAAACCCCTCCGTCTGTAACCAATCATC